GGCACATAGACCACCGAATCCCACTATCAAGTTTTGACTTGAGCAAGACCGAAGAACAAAAAAAGGCATTCCATTATACGAACCTACAACCTTTGTGGGCAAAAGATAATCTTCAAAAACACTCAAAAGTGCTATAATTAAGTTAGAAAAGAAAAAGAAACTCGTGAGGAGAGTCCGAAGTGTCTCTCCCCCTCGAAAGAGGAGTAACAAACTGTTCGTCCAAGCAAATGGATTCCAAATGGCTGATATCTCGTTAAAAGAGGGAACTATTGAAGGATTCCGCTATATGGGCGTTGATCATTATTGGTCAAACGACCACACGGCAAATCACCTTTTCGCTGGAGTTAAAAAACTTCAGAGAACAGGCATTGAGCGCTCGCAGTATGGAAAGTTGCGTACACAGGATTTCCCCGGCGGCTCATCGGGCGGCTGGCTTCCTGGCACGCTTTTCTACTCGCGCGTAGATATTGGACACCTGACTCCAACAAACTGGAAGACGTGCGTGTTTGATGTGAACGTGGCTTAAATAAGCCAATAATCCTTGTGAGATTTTCGATGGGGTAATGACTATTTGCCCCATCGGGTAACTTCATAAAATTTGACAATCGCTGACCTGAACACATTAACGAGATTCCTCTGCGACTCAGATACCACGTCTTACACGGCGGGGAATTTACTGATAAATATGAATGATGCTTATCAGACTGTTCACGGGTGGATTCAGGGAATTGAGGGTACATATAATGCCGATGACACGAATTATACCGACCACCCGCGCGGGGATTTTAATTTGGTAGATGGACAAGAGGACTATTCATTCAATCCCCAGACCGCAGGGCCTTATGTTAGCCACTTCCTTGATATTGAGGCGGTAGAAATTTTAGACAAGTCCAGCCCAGCGATGTATAGACGGCTCAAACCAATCGATCACCAAGAGTTAGGCGGGTTTAGTCCCGAGGAGTATTTCGGGCTTGAATCTGACGGGAGTCCGAGAAAAGGATTGCCCGAATACTACGACAAAACCGGCAATACGATTCGTTTATATCCCGCGCCTGATACTGATTTTGTAACCTTAACGGAAGGGTTGAGAATTTGGTACAAGAGAAATGCCGACCTCTTTACTTCGGCTCAAGTAACTACAGGAACCAAAGAACCGGGCTTTGCCGCGCAGTTTCATACCATTTTGGCTTATATGTCGGCGCGTCCTTATTGTGGGATTTATAAGAAAGACCGCATACCTTTTTTAAACAGTGTTGTGGGCGACCTTACTTTTCAGCCGACAGGAATGAAAAAAGAGCTTTTGAAGTTTTATGGGCATAGGGAAGCCGATAAAAGAAAAGTTATGACAATGAAAAGCATTAATTATATTTAGAATTATGGCTGTAGATGTTGTGAATGATGCGAAAAACTTGGTCAGTGTAACTAACGATTCCAAAAGCGGAAACGCCGCAACTTTTGATGAATACGATGATACATGGGCTGAAACTGAAGGTACGTGGGCAGTTCCCAATACTCCGATGCAAGCGGGGGCATCGAAAAACTTAGTGACCGTTGTTAATGATTCTAAAAACTAAAGAATGTTTAACCTTCTAGCTACAATTATATTGAGTATAGTTACCACTGTAGGTGTCTATAACTACGTTCCTTTGAGGTACATCGAATATCTTGATTTTAGAAAGCACGAACAATTAGGCAGTACAATAACCACCATACAATCCACCGATAGAATTTCTGATTCGCGCACGACTATAAATACCAATTTTACCAATCTTAATGATGGTAAAATTGAAAACTCCACTACATCAGTCGCGGCGATTACCACGCTTGCGAACCTGGTGACTGTAGGAACGATTACTACGGGCGTATGGAGCGGAACCACTTTAACTGTTTCTAAGGGGGGGACGGGTTCAACTACCCTTTCTCAATATCAGGTGCTTTTAGGCAATGGAACAGGTAATGTATCGGTTGTGGCCGGATTAGGTTCTAGCGGGCAGTTTCTCACATCAGGGGGAGCAGGAACGCCCCCCACATGGACTACTTCAAGTATAGACCAAGCTGGGACTTATACTTGGACAGGGATACATAATTTTGCCAAAGCCACAACTACCAACGCCACTTCAACCTCATTGCAAGTTTCAGGTCTGGCTTCAACTTCACAAATGATTGTTTCTCAAACTTTGAATATCGGGCAGGGCATGACAATTGGCGGGGTTGCGACAACCACATCAAATCCAAATCTAAGAATCAATAATAATTTAATTGTTGATAACAATGCTTCAACAACAGGTTTAGTTATTAGTGGAACTTGTACGGGATGTGCAAATGGAGTGGAAACTACAACTAATACGGGAGCTGGCCCGACATCGGCTGGGTCTAATGTTGCTGTAACTGCTTCTTGTACTGGTTCAAAACGTGTCATTGGTGGAGGAGGCAAAGACACAATCACTGATAATACGATTCTATTTAATTCAAGTTTTCCTGCCGCCGCAAACAATGGATGGACTGTTAGTTATACTTCGGCGACAGGAGGTTCGGCGGGAAACACTATTACAGCTTATGCAATTTGTGTGAATCCATAATATGGGTATAGTCATAGAAACTTTAATAGATCGCTTCGATGGGGGTATGACAAATGCCGTTCGTGATTCGATTGCAAGTATTCAAGGAAATACTATTATTGCGAAACCTTACGCTCGGATTATCAGCCATTTTGATGTTTTTTCGGCAAAGGGTCAGATGATACCTCATCTTTCTCATGTGGAGGATGATATCAATTCTAATCTAAGTACCACCATCGCGGCTATAAAGCTATGCCAATTTCTTTCATACGGAACAAGTCAGTCGGCTACCACTCAATATGCTCTGGGTATTCTTAAAGCAACAACCGATGCTCGGATTTATTCCCGCGATTCGATCCCTACGGGTCAATGGAGCGGGTTAGCTTCGGCCTCTGTCGTAGCTAGTGAAAAATTATTTGTTGAATATAAGGGCGGTATTTATGTCGCAGTAGGAGGAACGGCTATCGCAAAATACAGCATTTCAGGCGATTCGTGGAGTGCGGCAGATTTATCAATCACTTACACGAATATCGGTCAAGGCTTAGTTCATTCCAAAGATGATATTCTTTATATTCCTTATACAACAAGTGCGGGAGCGTTTATTGCCAAAAAGAATGTATCCACGTGGACTGCGGCCGCTCTTACACTTCCCTCAAATTGCATTCCTACCTCAATCTCCGAATATGGAAATTATTTAGCGATCGCCACCAAACCTTTATCAAGAGGAGGAAAATCTGTTGTTTATCTTTGGGATAGGGACTCATCGCTTTCAACTCTTTCAGAAAAGATCGAATGGGGAACTGAAGACCTCGAATTGATAGAAGAATTGGAAGGATTTTTGGTTGGAATTAGTGTAACTGGCGCGAGTAGTATTATTGTCAGCCCCAAAATTATATTTAAGTATTATGCCGGAGTAGGAGCTAAACAGTTTCTCGAAATACCCACACAAAACAGTGTTACGTTATTTGCTCCCAACAAACAAAAAATGAATAATCGAATATATTTT